GGAACTCCAGAGAAAGACCTAGCGAAAGCAGATTTCTATCTTCAAAAACTACGCGGAATAATAGCGGAACAGAACACAAAACCCGTAAAACAAACTGAAACCGCTAATTTTATTAGAGAAGAGAAAGACCTTATCTCTGAACTATCAAATGAAGAAACAGCTGATATGCTAATGCGTAGATTCTGCCCAACCGGAAGCTGTGATGACTGATGAAATAGATCACGCTAACGACCAAGTGCAAAGATATTCTGATGCCAAAATTAAAGAGATAAGAAGCAAAGCAGTCATACCTGAAAACCTTACCGGAAAATGCATATGGTGTAGAGAACCCGTCCCCGATAAAAGGCGGTGGTGTAATGCAGATTGCCGAGATGAGATGGAAAACCATAATTTAGTATAGTTTTAGTAAAAAACGACCTCTCAGAATTCGATTCTGGGGACTTTAGCGTAAGGGGCAATGCATTAGTAACCCCCCAAAATAGTGTTTTTAGTATAGTTATTGAGGATATAGCATGGAACAGTTAGTAACATTGGATTTTGAAACCTACTATAGTAGTACCTACGGTCTAACGAAACAGACCACCGAAGAATACATACGCCACCCTGAGTTTCAGGTTATTGGTGTAGCTATTAAAATGAATGATGAAGAAAAGACAACCTTTCATACCGGAACACACCAAGAGATTCAAGCCTCGCTAGACAACATAGATTGGCGGGTGTCTGGTCTTGTATGTCACAACACTTTATTTGATGGCGCAATCCTTGCGTGGGTATTTAAAATAACCCCTGCCTTTTACTTTGATACCTTATCTATTGCTCGCGCTCTACACGGTACTAATGCCGGCGGATCTCTTAAAGCATTAGCAGAGCGTTATCATCTTGGTAAAAAAGGTACGGAAGTGTTGGATGCAAAAGGTAAACGCCTTGAAGACTTCACGCCTAGTGAACTGTCAGCTTATGGTTCCTACTGTATAAATGATGTACAGATAACTTTCGATTTATTTGGAATCATCGCTCCAAAATTCCCTGAGTCAGAACATCAGTTGATTGATATTACTCTGAGAATGTTTATCCAACCGCAGTTAAAAGTAGATGATGCACTATTGATTGAACGTCTACAAGAAGTGCGTGATGAAAAAGCCTTGATGCTTGAAGGTCTGATGGCTCGCCTAGAGTGTGATACTAATGAAGCAGTGAGAAAGAAATTAGCCTCTAACAAACAATTCGCGGGGCTGCTAGAGGAACTCGGTGTTCCGTGTCCTATGAAAGAAAGTCCTACCACGGGTAAACAAGCACCAGCACTAGCTAAAACAGATGAAGGGTTTATTGCCTTACAGCAACACGAAGATCCACTAATTCAAGAACTATGCGCGGTGCGTCTGGGTACTAAATCTACTATTGAAGAGTCTAGAATTGAAAGATTTATAGATATAGGCTCAAGAAATAAAGGATTCTTACCCATTCCCCTACGTTATTATGGTGCGCATACAGGTCGGTGGGCAGGCTCAGAAAAAGTTAACTTTCAAAACCTACCCTCGCGTGATGCTAAAAAGAAAGCCCTCAAGAAATCTATCGTACCGCCGGATGGACAGATTGTTATTAACTGTGACTCAAGTCAGATCGAGGCTCGTGTTTTAGTGTGGTTGGCAGGGCAAGATGACGTGACTACATGGTTTGCAGAAGGACGCGATGCATACTGTGAGTTTGCAAGCAAAGTCTACGGCAGGACAATCACAAAAGCAGATCCCATAGAAAGGTTTGTTGGTAAGACTTGTACTCTGGGTCTAGGCTTTGGGACTGGCTGGAGAAAACTTCAGCACACGCTAAAGACGTCACCTCCAAACCAGGCTTTATCGGATGACGAATGTAAGAGGTTAGTTAAAGTCTATCGCGAACTAAATTATAAAGTTATTAACTTTTGGGAAGCTTGTGATCGTGCGCTAGAACACATGGCTAATTGGCCTAGTGAACTAGAGCCATATTACATTGGTGAGAACGAGTGTGTGATGATAACTCCAGAAGGAGTTAAGCTACCGAACGGCTTATACATTTATTATCCTGATTTACATTATGATACGTCCGAAGATAGAGGGGGGTATGTCTATAAGTCTAGGAGAGGAAAAATTAATATATGGGGCGGTGCGATGACAGAAAACATTGTGCAGGCAGTAGCTAGGATTGTTATAGGCGATCAGATGGTAGCTGTAAACGAAAGATATAGACCTGCACTGACAGTACATGATGCGATAATTTGTCTAGCGCCAGAGCATGAGAAGAAAGAGGCGATGGACTTTGTATTAGATGTGATGGGTAAACCACCCGAGTGGGCAACGGGACTACCAATTGCTTGTGAGGGTGACTATGCAGATAACTACGGGGATTGCTAATGCACCACTTTAAACATAATTTAAACATTGATACTGATACGATTGCAGAAAAGATATTATCTTTAAGACCAATATGGGAGAGTCGCTCTAATGATTTTCCTTTTTATACTCTGGGCAAGTCAGCTTATCTTGACGGCAACACAATAGAGTATCACGAAGAAAGCGTCTGGATGAATGAACTTCTTTATAGAAACTTTTCTGGACTGTATGACACAGTGTTAGAGTGTTTATCTGTTGAGTTGGGAAAGGAGGCCAGTTTGACTCAGGATTTAGCACTACCGGGATTTCATATATTTCCCACCGATGAAAAGTTTATAGATATAGCAGGGAAATGGCACACTGATTATCCGCATAAAACTTTAGGGCTAGGTGATATAGGCGCGTCTGCTTTTACTGTAGCTATTGAACTACCTAATTCTGGTGCAGGAATGGATTATCTGGACACACGCGGAAATATTGTACACTTACCCTATGAGGAGAAAGACCTAGTATTACACTCAGGATTAACTCCCCATAGAATTTCAGGACTAACAGAGTATTGCCCTTGTGAATATAGAATAACTCTACAGGGACACGTAGTTAGGCGCAATAACAATATGGAAGTTTTTTGGTAAGATGAAAACAATTATTCATGTTAATCAGCATGTTATAAAATCTAATCGTAAGAACGAGGTTGAAGACCCTGTGCTTACTGTGAAGACGTACAAAAGTAATACTTATGCTTCTGAAGTTATCATTAAAGGCGATTCTAGGGTAATATATAGTCCGAACAAGCCTTTATCCTGCGGCGCACACGTTTGGATAGAAACAGAATCGGAAGTGGAGATAGTTGATGGCTGATTTTACATGGAGTTATTCTGCACTAAAACAATACGAGAACTGTCCCAGACAATATAATGAGATACGTGTACTAAAGAATTATATTGTTAAAGAAAACGAGGCCATGAGATACGGAACTGAGGTGCATAAGGCCCTTGAAGATTATGTTGCCGAAGGAAAACCTTTAGCTAAAAATTATCAGCGCTTTAAATCAATGGTCGATCCGTTAGTTGATATTTCTGGTACTAAATATCCAGAGCATGAGATGGCGCTGACTTATGATAAACTACCCTGTGACTTTGGTTCTGAGCATAGATGGGTGCGGGGCATTGCAGATCTATTAATTGTTGATGGCGACTATGCATTTATTGTAGACTACAAAACAGGTAGTAATAAATATCCTGATCCAAAACAATTAAGACTAATGGCTCTCATGGTGTTTACTCACTTCCCGGAAGTTAACAAGATCAAAGGTGGTTTGTTATTTGTTTTAAAGAATAGCTTTCTAACTGAAGAGTACCACCGCAAAGACATGGACAAGTCATGGGGAATGTTTGAACGCTCTCTTAAACGATTAGAGAATAGTTATGATGAGGACCAGTGGCAACCAAATCCAACACCTTTGTGTGGGTGGTGTTCCGTAGACAGTTGCGAATTTTGGAAACCCCGCGTACCATTTAATCCATTCACATAACCAGTTTCTAAAGGAACTTATAATGGCATACACTAAATCTCCACGACCCTATAAGCACGAATGGCAAATGGAACAAAAACGAAAAGAAAAAAATGCTCGTGCGGCTCGCGCTAGAGCTAGGCGTAAAATGGATCGTGAAAGCCCAGACAAAAACGGTAATGGCAAAGCAGACAAACGTGAAGGAAAAGACATAGCCCACAAAAAAGCTTTATCTAAAGGGGGTAAAAATAGTGATGGTGTAAAAGTACAAAGTCGCGCAAAGAATAGGTCTTTTAAAAGAAACTCAAATAAAAAACTAGTATCCGAAACAAGCACGCGCGAAAGAAAAAAGAAAATAGTTAAAAAGAAAAAATAAATATTGACAGTAGTTTACATACCCTGCATACTTTTAATTAGTAAATTAAGTATATAAGTAAAGGATAGTAATGGAAGTTATAGATAATAAGGCTTTAATGTTAGCCGTGCCGGAGCATCTGACTCCGCATATCACAGATAAAATAGACCAAAGTGAAGTAGTAGATACATGCGATGGTTTATCTAACCTCTTAGTTTATTGGGGCATTGATGAGATGCTTACACTAAACAAACTCATTAAATTCAAAGAAAACTTACCCTCACCTATGGCTAGAGATTACTCATGGCCCGGTATGTTTGAACCTTTTGACCATCAAAGAGTAACGGCAGAATTTCTTTCTATTAACCACCGCGCTTTCTGTTTCAATGAAGCAGGCACAGGGAAAACTTCCTCTGTGTTATGGGCGGCAGATTACCTGATGAACCTTGGGCTAATTAAGAAGGTATTAATTATCTGCCCACTCTCGATTATGTACTCAGCGTGGCAGGGCGATATATTTAACACCTGTATGCACAGAACTTCTCAAGTTGCTCATGGCTCTGCTGACAAACGTAAAAAGATTATTCAAGGCGACTGGGATTTTACTATTATTAATTATGACGGTGTAGGTATTGTTAAAGAGGACATTATGTCGGCGGGTTATGACTTAATCGTTGTTGATGAATGTAACGCATACAAGACACATACCACTGCTCGTTGGAAAGCACTGTTTAAAATCTTAGGTGGTAAAGATAAAAACGAGGATATGAAGTTATGGATGATGACAGGTACGCCTGCATCTCAATCTCCTATGGATGCTTTTGGGTTAGCTAAGTTGGTCTGTCCTAATAATGTTCCAAGATTATCTGCGGCATGGAAAGAAAAAACAATGCATCAGATCTCGCGTTTCAAATGGATACCAAAACCAAATTCTAAAGACGATGTATTTAAAGCCCTACAACCCGCGATTCGTTTTGCTAAAGATCAGTGCTTAGATCTTCCAGAGGTTATGTACCAGACGAGAGTTATTCCAATGACAAGCCAAGCGGAAAAATATTATAAGCAACTTAAAAAAGAAATGCTTATTAACGCAGGGGAAGAAATGGTTACTGCTGTTAACGCGGCGGCAGGGATGAATAAGCTACTACAGATCTCAGGAGGAGCCGTTTATACCGATACCAAAGAAACAATACAGTTTGATATTAAGCCGAGATTAAATGCTCTTATGGAGGTGTTAGACGAGACTCAACAGAAGGTTTTAATCTTTGTTCCATACCGTCACACTATAGAATTTATCTCTGAATACTTAGAAAAAAGTGGGGTATCAAACGAGGTAATAAATGGTGCTGTATCTGCAAGTAAAAGAGCAAGTATCATTTCACAGTTTCAATTATCAGAAGACCCTAGAGTATTAGTAATACAGCCACAGGCGGCAAGTCACGGAGTAACGCTGACTGCGGCAGATACTGTAGTGTTCTGGGGGCCTGTTATGTCTGTTGAAGTCTATCTGCAATGTATTGCTAGGATAGATCGCGTTGGGCAAAAGAATAAAATGACAGTCGTTCACTTACAGGGATCTGATGTTGAAAAAAGAATGTATGCGATGCTACAAGGTAAGGTAGATGCACATACTAAGTTAGTTGATTTATATAGAGAGGAGTTACAGTTATGAGTGATGTAGAACAAGTTGAATCTAAAATACCTTTAGATGAATTGGTTAATAC